CCGCCTGGACTTGGGCGGCTCGCTCCTCTACTTTGGCGCGTGCTGATTTGTAATTACTCCGCGCCTCAAATGCGCCGGTCGGAAGTTCTGCGAACGCTTCCATGATGATATCGCCCGGCTTGTATTCCCCAGTCAGTGCTTGTGCTGTTGCTTCGCCTGCTGCGCCGCCGCCCGCCTGAATGCCCGCTTCGCCTGCGGTTCGCGCCGCCGCACTTAGTTTGCCTGTCGCGCCGCCAAGCAGACGACCTGCTACACCAGCGGTTGCTGCGTCAAACAGACCGATAGCTATGCCGCGCTTCCACGCCTTTTTCTTCGCTTCTTCCATCCAGTCTTGGCGTGTCAGGGCGTATGCGTATTTTTGCGTTTCGGTCATGCCGCCTAATTCTTGCGCGTGTTCATTCAGCATTTCTTCCATCGTCGCGGCATATTCCTGCGCGCCTGACGAGGCGCCGACCGTTCCGATGGTGGCGATTCCGCCCGTTGATAAACCTGCTACCAAGCCTAAGGCATTCTGCCCCAGCGATTCCGCTGACGTATTGAGTAACAAGGTCGGGTTTTTGATAAGGTGACGCGCGGCGCCTGCCAACGTTTTCTGTTCGGCAAGTCCGCGTTGCTGGTTCTGAAGTGTCGCGTCAGGCGCGTATCGGTCAATATCTCGCTGTAATTTCGCTTGGGAATGGGCGATATCCAATTCGCGGTTGTAATATACGCCATTTGCTTTTGCCGCTGCTTCGCGTTGCTTTTCCAGTCCGAAAAAATCACTTCTTGCAATCAATCCGTTTAGATTTTTTTTGCCTGTGTACCATCCGCGCTTCAGGGATTTGCCGATATCTGTGAAAAATCCATCTTCGGGCGCGGCGCGTAATACACCTGCTTTGCGCTCGATTTCCGAAAGTTCGCCGATGTCGTCGTGTGACAGGTCAGAAAATTTCTGATCTGAAAGACGTTGCGGAAGAATGGAAAGCCCGCCGACTTGCGCTTCGATTTCGTTCAGCTTCATGCGGGTATTTGCCGTCTGCGGCATTTCTTTTATCACGCCGACCGGTACATTCAGTTTTGCCGCCTTGCGGTTGATTTCGGCTACTTCGTCAGGGTTCACGCCCAAGCTATTGAGTAGTGTGGCGCGTCGTTTTTGAATGTCGTTTGTATCTGCCATAATTAATATCTCACGGAAATTGTTTTGTCGTCGGGGGAGATTTCCAAAATTGATTTCTTGGTGTCACCAAACCGCCCACGCTCTGTAACGACGGTAGCGGCGGCAAGTTTGCGAATGGTCGCTACTTTTTCATCCTCGCTCATTTCCCTACCAATCCGTTTTTCTTCCGCCTCAATGGCGCGGTCGCTGTTGTATCGGATAATGGCAATTTGTCGTTTCTGTTCATTTGACTTACCTGTCTTATCGGGGTCGATATCAAACTCTTGGCGCAATGTTTCATTGAATCGCAGGTTCGATAATTTGGCGTGTTGAATGCCCTTCTTCTCGATACTTTGTTTCTTCCTTAAGAGTGATTCTGTCCACGACCTGCCCAATTTGGGGCGTAAAGCGATAATGCTGTCCTCGCTCATTTTGCTTAATACGTCTGGATTCTGCATTATCAGGTAGTCGTCAACGTACCTGTCCTGTAATTCTTTCTCATTGCTGGTTTTGATGGATTGCCCAAATGCTGTGAATTTCCGTCTTTCTTCGGGGGTAAGGGCTGCCCACGCACTGCGCGGAACGGACTGAACATTCCCGCCGTTGGTTTCGATAATTCCCGCAATGGCGTTGTCGCGTTGGTTTTTTCGCTGCTCTTCAGCTTCCTTATAAGCAGAGATTTGACGGTTGATATTCGCGCGGACGCTCGCCTGCTGATTCTTCGGAAGTTGGCGGATTGCCTTTTCCATCGCTACGGGGTCGCCAGTGGGAATGCTGACGTAACTTGTACCGCCTCCGCTGTCTTTACCCACTTTCATTGCGCGTGCCGCCCAGTCTAAAACCTGCTGCGCGGTCTTGCCTGATAAAACCGTTTTGTTTGCGTTGATGGATTGCGCCGAAATGAAAGACGATACGGGTTGATTCGGGTCGGCTCGCAACAGCTTTGGGCCTTCTCCACTGCCCAAGAAGTGCATAACGTAAAGGTTTCGCACATTGACAGGGAATCCGTGTTTTTTGAGTAGGGCGGCGTTTTCCTCAACGTAACGGGTCGTCATTTCGCGGGAAAGCGCGGGGTCTCGCTTCAGGGTTTTAAGCTGCGCGTTAGTTTTGCCATTGGCGATGTCAGGTCGGTATTTCCGTACCATGTAAAACCAAGTCGAATCTATGAACTGCCCAAGCCCTTCAGCCGTGCTTTTTTTGTTTTTGATGTTTGGGTCGTTCCCTGATTCATAACCGATGATGCGGCTTACGGTATCTTGAACTGGATTTCCTGTCTGCGCCTGTGCGGAATTGATATTGACGGGGATGCGGATTGTGTCGCCGGGCTTGAAGTTGGCGGTGGCGTCCTCGATGATTTGGTCTTGGTATGCCTGCTCGATTTTTTGGCGCGCTTTGACAACGGTTTCGCCGTGCGCAAATGCGCCGTATTGGATGGCAAGGCGGCGGGCTTCAGCATAGTCGCCTTTGTCGATTTTGTCGTCGATTACCTGGCTGATTGCCTTATCCGAAGCGTCCATGACTTTCTTCTGCATGGTTTCACTATCCCAGCCATACAGGTCTTGAAGTCCTTTTGCTGCTGAAATGGCGCGGTCGATGGCTGCGTCCCGTTCTTCGTCCGTCGTGGAAAGTGAAAACGAATTGGCTGCCAATTCGATTTGCGTGTTGAGCGAGGTGTCTTTCCATTTCCTCCCCTCCGTCAGTAAATGCTCGCCGGTTTTGTTGCGCAAGGTTTGTCGGATGCCGTCAAGACGTTGGGTAAACAATGCTTTTTGCACGTCGTTTTTCAGCGTGTCTTTAATCGCGTTGGCGTGTTCCATCAAGTAGCCGTCGTATTCATCGACCAATGATTGACCGTTCGGGCGGTTTAATGCGTTCTCGCCGCGCAAATTTTCATAGCCGTTATTGGGGTTGACGCGCAAATCCTGCTCGAATGCCTTTACTTGCGCCAAGGCGTTATCGGTCGCAAGTTCATTCATTTCCGCAAGCATTTTCATCTGCGCGTTTACAACCTCTTGCCCTGCTGAAAATGCCTGATTGCCTGCGCGCGTTACCTCTACGCCAACATCAGGAAGAGATGGTGCGGTAAAGTGCGCGGATGGTGCATTGGCTACGCCAACGCTAAATTCGTTTGATACTGGTACTTTCATTATTTCCACCCGTTATTCATTGCGTACAGTCCATAAATCGGATCGTCAGATTTTGGTTTACTTTGGAATGCGCCTTGTTTCTTTAGGCTGTACCAGTTTTGCGCAACCTGACTGGCTCCCGTGAGCATGGTGTTATGCGTTGCAAGCAGCGGTGAAACCCCTGCTTTCTGCGCCCGTGCAAATAATGCTTGGTTTTGGTGCTGAACGCCCTGTAAGCGGTATCCCCACGCCTCGGCAACTGCGTTTTGTTCGATTTGGTCCTTATCGACCTCTTTCATAAATTCGGTATCTGCCAAAAGCTCCACGGCGTTTTCGCTGGATAAGTCCACGCCGTTCGCAGCTAGTGCTACACGCTGGGAACTTTTCAGACGACCTGATTTGATTCCAAGTGCGGCTATCTGTTTATCGCGTTGCAAGAAAACGTTTTGCGCTTGTCGTTCGCTGTTTTTGGCATTCATTTCCGCCATGAACGCTTGAAGCTCCGCATTTCTGCGGATGGAACGGGCGGAATAAAACGCGCCCGCAACTTGACCGATTACGCCGATTCCCTGCGTGGCAAGTCCGGCATAATCGCCAAATTTATTCCAATCAATAGAAGAAGAACTCATGATTAAACCTCCTGAATTTAGGAATTTAACCATGAGTTCTTTGCTTTATATGCAGGCTTCAACCTACGGAAAATTCAGCGGCCACCGACAAAACGGTTATCGGCAATGGGTTTTCTTGCTTGACTTGCATTAATCCGTCATCGTCCCATTGTCCGCCAATGTTGATTTCAATTATGCCGGTCTTCGGTCGGGTCGGCTGGTTGAATACCTCCGTTGTCCGTTGCTTGTATTCATACATCTTGCCGCCGTAAATACCCGCAAGAACCGCGACAGATTCATATACCCGCAACCAAACCTTGTTCAGGCTCTTTGTGCGCCCCTGCCCCATTGCCGCATCAACCTGAAAGGCAAGCGGAAGAGTGGTTATGGACGCCTCTATTGGTAAGCCGACGCTGATAACTGACGCTTTGATTCCGTCCGGTAAGTGAATCGTGCCGTTTGATACGACTGTTTTCGGCATGACGTTTCCGTCAGCTAGAACACAAACCGTCTTACCCTCCAAAAGCCCAAGATTGCTTACTGTGCTTATGGGATTCCCGCGATAAGTCAAACCGCCGTCCATGAAGTAGTAGTCTTTCTGGGAAGTGAATTTTCTCGGCTTCATACGCTCGACGTATCGTAAATCTCTGCCGTTTACATGGCGGCGGACAATGGCATAAAGCACATCATCTTCGCCCTCTGTGACTGACGTTACACTTTCAAAATGACCGTCTGTGTCGTGCTTGTGCCATGCGCCGATACTTTGTTCGGGCAGGTATGTCAGACCCAAAAGCGTCCCGTCTGACGATACGCACCAAACGACCGGGAACGGCGATTTTTGCAGGCACATATCGAGGATTTTTTTATTGTCAAACAAGTGGCTTGAGCGTATGGAAATATCCCCCGTGATGTAGCCGTTCGCCTGCCAGTTGTAGGCAAGTTCCCGAATATGACCGCCGCGCGCCGCCGCATAAATCAGCGAATTATTGGCGATGACGGGCTGAACCATGGATGACCCGATGTACGACTGCGGAGATACCGAGATTGACGTGGGTGTCAGGTAGTCAGTGTTCAAGGTGTTTACGTTCCATTCCGCGCTGCCCGTCATTAGAATCATTTTATTCAGCGGGATAATATGCTGAATCATGCTTGCCTCACGCGAAGCCAGCTTGAAAGAGATTCGGTCGTCGTCCTTTATTGGCAAGGAATAGCTTAGGTTGCTTTCCGTCCCTGTCTTCGTCATCCATACTTGCAGCGGCTTCTCTCTAGTGCCGGCAAATACTCGCCGTTGCTGGAAGTATGAAACAGCAGACGGAAAAGAAGACTGGGTTATAACGGCTCTCTCAAATTCAATGTTCTTTGAGATGCTTTCGCCTTTCAGAATAATACTTGGCTTTTTGTAACCGTAACCGCGAGAGGTTATTAATACATCCACCATTTGCCCATCTCTGATAATTGGATTCGCTGTTGCGCCTGCTCCACTCCCCTCCTCATCTCCGATCAGGATTGAGAAGTTTTGAGACAGATTCCATTTAATCGCAGCATGGGAGATAGTCCTTGTGTATTCCTCCCACTCGTCAGCAGTACCTGCCTTTTTCTTGTAAACCTTTAGCCTAGGATTGGTGTATTCACTGCCGGGGCTTAGAACTTCCACGCTCTTTAATTTATAACCCAGAAACGCCAACGACAAGACGGCGCCACTTCCTGTCTTGTCTTCAAGCTCAATTTTGTAAGTGACGGTTCCTACTACATTGTCGATGTAGGTGTTAAACGGCGTTCCGGTAAATACTTCTTTTCCGCCGGCATTTGAAAACAAGGTTGTATAACTGCCCTCGCTCTCGATTGTCGGCGCAACAATTTTTCCGTAATTTGGGATTGTGATCGGTTTAACGCCAACAAACGAATCTATCCCACCTTGTAAAAAGATGTTGTCGTAAATCGGCGGTGTTGTTGACGTGTCTGCGGCAATATTATCGTCAATAAAGTGCAGTTCGTTTGTTTGCCCAATGTAACCAAAAATGCCGCTTGTGCGTTTGTAGATTTTGTAACGCCCTGCACCAGCAACCGGTTTCCACTCAATGCGATTATGATTACCTGTAACGTAAACGTTATTGTTTATCGTGACGATTTCCGAAGTTTCCGATTCGGAATTTAAACCGTCATTACTGACTGCTGTTACGCAATACTGGGTGTTGTAATAAACTTTGTTCGGGTTCCCTGCATCTCCGCCTTTATGTGCGAATCCTGTAACGCCTGTCGGCGTGCCGATGGTTGCGCCGAAGGTGATCGGCTTAAATTCCCATTGCTTTGCAGACAGGCGGCGAAGTTCGCATGGATAATGGTTATGATGAACAAGCGTCATCACGTCGCCTGACTGGACGTAATGCACGTCGAAAATCTCGTTTTCATTATATGGGCTGGAAATTTCGTAGGGTCTCCCTTCGTCATTCAATAACGTCGCTCCGTTGGTGTGGAAGCGGAAGTACCCCACGCCCATTTCGATTGCAAAGGATTGGTCGTTTGAAAACTGAAATGGAATCAGGCGTGCTTTGGAATAATCGTTACGCGCAACATTCACAAACTCAAATCCCGCCCGATTCTCTGCTGAACCATCGGGTCGGATAACAAAGTTCCGACACTCGGAAAGCCCGTTCCGATAATACGGGTCTTCGATACGCCCAAACATATTTGGCGAAACTTCGCCGCCGATAAAGGATTGCTGTAAAAGTCGTGTATTTGCCATTACTGCCTCGCTAATATTGCTGCCGGTGTAAATTGGATTTGCTGTGAGAATTGCCGCGCGTCGTTATTTTTCGCCTGTGCAATCAGACTTTGCACTTGTGATTCACACATTGCCGCGTACTGCGCGCCGGTATCGCTCTTTATGATTGCGCCTGCCAGCATTGCTGCCAGTTTCCAAGACAGCGCAACAGTGAAAACGGGCGTGAATAGATGTGAATTTTGAACGCGCTGCGTGTAGCGAATAATCGCATTTTCAGTGTTTGCCCAAATAATTCTATGACCGTCTGCAGTTGTTTCGCGGGCATGATTGACCGATAGGCAGTCAATATCATTGGCCGCTGATTCGGGGAATATGCTTATAATTTGCAGACATTCCGTTGGTACGGCATAGCAGAACCGCCATTGTTTTGAATTATGTTTCAAAGTGGCGAGCGGTTCGCGCCTCAATGCAAAATCCCATGCGTGGGCCTCTAACAAAGTGTCACGCGCTATCGGATAGAATCGGGCGCAATACTCCGCTTCGATTGAGTTTTCAGGCGGGTCTATGCTTGATACGTCCGCCGCTTGCCCGATATGGCTTAATGCCAAATTGCAAATATCGATTACTGAAGACATTTTTTCATCCATTAAAAAAGGGCGGTTTCCCGCCCTTGTTCCGTTTCTTTATGCTTCGTTGCTGGATTCCAGCAAGGCTTTCAGGGCGGCTTCGCCTGTGTTGCCATGATAGTCAATACCACGTTCATCCAAGAGGGCTTGAAGCTCCTCTTTTGTCAGATTGTCGTATTTACCGCCTGTCGGCTCTTGAGTCTGCTCTTGCTGGTTTTCTTGGGCAACAGGCTCGAACCATGAAGCAGTCAAGCCGTCTTCCACTTCGAAGGTGTCGCCTTCTTCGCGGATTTGTTCGTAAAACCCACGTTTAATTGCTACTACTTTCATTTTTTACCACTCCATACTTTTTGAGATTCGGGGGCCGGTTCGTTGTTTTGCAAACCGCTGACGATGGCGCAGTTGATTTTGCCTGCCGTCATTGAGCCTGTAACGGCGTAGTAGGCGCGAATATATCGGCGGTGAGAAACCGGCATCGGAATTACATATTGCGAACCTGCCTTCAGGTCTGTTGCGGTTACGGTTACGCCTGAAATTACATTGGCAAAATTTGTACCGTCCGCCGAATCTTGCAGGGAAATGGTTAATGAACCACCAGCGAAAGATTCAGGAATGGTAAATACGGCATAAAGGTTTTGCGCGGCATTGCCGGTGTTCGGTTTCTTGGTACCAAAATCAACAACGTTGGTTGAGGCGGCAGACGTGGTTACGGCTTGTTTGATGGACAGTTCCAGTAAAGAATCAATAATCATTTGTTGCTCCTTATTTCACGCGGGCTTCGGTGGACAGAAGGGCGTCAGTAGTACGGATAGGAACGCCACCAAAATGGGAAATGATTTTGCCGCCGACATCTTTGTCAACCAAAGTGTATTTAGATGCCTGTTGAATTTGGGCGTCTAATGCCATGCGTACATCGCGGTTCATGTAGAACATAGTTTGACCGCTCAAATCTTGAATAAGGCGTAATGCGCGTGCCATTAATTGAGGCAGATTGGCGGAACCGTTCGACATATCTTCATTGAGTTTTTTTACATCAATATTGGCGATGCGGACTGCATAACGCCAGTCTGCAACGCACAAGCCGTTATTCCATGTGAAGCGTGAGGCATGGGCGTCAAATACATTGCCGTCTTTATCATGTACACGAACGTTTTCGCCGTAATCATGCTTATGTAAGCCGGCGGTGGAGCCTTTGGGGAAGATGCCGTGAATTTTATTTTTACCCCAAGAAATCAGCCAAATAGAAGCATTGTCTGCGCCTGCTCCGCCTGCATTGACGATGTTTCTGCCGTTTTCAGCCGAAAGCTCGGAGTAGCGCGGAGATAAGCCCATGAATTGTTCAGGATTAATGGAGCTGTCGCCGTACCACAAAGTTTCTGCCATTGTCTGCCCCATCCCTTCAATAAAGGCAGCTTCTTCTTGACGCAACCATTCTGACTTCCGTCCGTTGAGTTCAAGTAGTTTTTGGTCAATTTCGGCGCGTGCCACCAGTTCGCCCATTGAATCACGAACCGTCATTGTGGTTGCTTTTTCAGGTGGAGTGCCTTTATACAGCTTACGGAAAACGCCTTTAGGAATACCGGTTCGAATGGTTGTGAGGTGGTCGTGCAAGCCATTTGCTTCAATTGTTACCATGTCCTGAAGCTCGTCATGCTTCTCTGTCAAAATTTCGATAATTTCAGCGACTGTGTCGTTGCCGTTGAATACCTGAATGTAATCGGACAGTGTTGGGTTTCGGGTTTCTAAAACAGCCATATTTAATGCCTTTCTAAAAAGTTTAGTTTAGATTTTTGGTGTTGGGGAAAAGTGCTTTCGCTCTGTCTTTTGTTTGTCCTGCGCTGCCTGCCGGGACAAAGCCGTCCTGCGAAATAGCTTTGCCGACACGGTAGAACAGTCGGATAACTTCAGGGTTGTTACCCAGTCGGCTTTCGTTCAGCAATGTTTTCAGTTCGGGAGTAGCAAACTGCTCGATAGCTTTTGCGGCTACTGACAAATTCTCGTTTAACTTGTCGCCGCCAAATTCAGGGTCTGCGCGTGAAGCCGCTTCCCATTCTGAACTTGCTTTCTCAACGGCTTTGATTTGTTGCTGCGCCAAATGCGGGGCAATTTTGCCCAAGATGATGTCAGCCTTTTCTTGGGATAAACCGGCTTCTTTGGCAGCTTCGGCGTAAAGATTGATGGTCTCTTCGTCAAACTCCATACCTTCGGGCGGCTTGAAGTCGTACGTTTCGGGAACTTCAGATTCGGCGTCTGTTTTTTGTTTGTCCTGATCGCCCTCTTGGTTTTCAGGTGGCGGGTTATCGCCCTGATCGCCCGCCGCATCAAGCAAGGTTTGTCCTGTTTGATTTTGCGGCTCTGCTCCGGATTCTGCGCCCGGTACTTCGTTTTCTGCGCCTTGTTGGTCTTCAATACTCATTGTTGCCCTCTTCGGTTAGAATCAAATGAAAATTTGAGGTTGGCTGCACATTGCTTAACAGCTTCAAGCCCATATTCCGCCTGCCTTCGTTAAATGCGGCGATTGACTGGCTCTCGTGAAACGTTGAACGCCATACCCCTGCATCTTCTAAAAGGTGGCGAACGATGCGCCGACCACGCTTTTCCGACATAAGCCATTCAAAGTCTGCCTTTTTCTGCTCTTCCAGCAGGCTGTCTTTTCTTTTTTTGGCTTCAAGGTCGTCATGTTTTGTCATTTTATACAGTCATCCTTTTATTATATGCATACTAATATTCGTCATCAGTCAGGCTCTGCGCCTGCGCTAAAGATTGGGCAATTCCTGCGCCTTGCTCCATTTGCTGAAGTTGTTGCGCTTGCGCCTGTTGCTCCATGCGCTGCTGGCGAATTGCCGCCACTTCTTCAGGGTTCATCAAGATGCGCGGGTCAATACCCAGTGAATCGGCGTATATTTCCGCCCACTTGTCGCCGTTGAAGTTGTCTAAAACTTCGGGCTTGACTTGGGCAACCGACGCCAAAGCCCCGACAAATCGGTCAATGCTATTCACGCCAATGGCGCGTTGCGCCTGCGCCAATATGGAAACAAGGACAACGTTTATATCTTGGTCGGCTATCGCGTCAGGCGGCGGCGGTAAAATCCCTGCGCGAACCATTGCATCAAATGTAATTTCGATGAGTGGGTCAATAAGCTCATTTTGCAGACGCTCAAGCACCGGCCCCAGCATCAGCATTTTTTCTTCATGCCGCTCTGCCACTTCGGTTGCGGTCATGTTTTGCGATTGCTGGGACACCATCAAAAACAGGTCGGCATAAAATGCGGACTGTACGCGCTGGCGAACATCGGCAATATCTTCGAGCAGGTGGTTTAAATCTATCCGTACATCAAAAGCGGAGCGGACTGTGTCTCCCGTTCCGTTTGAGTCGTGATACAAAATACCGCCCGGTAAAAACCCCGCCGACTGTGTTTTCATGTCGGTTGGTGCAATGATTGGCGGGTTGACTTGGTAGTCAATGCCTTTGAGTTTGCTGGTTTGGTTGAATTGAAGCTGCTTAATGTCGCCAAGCGCGGTCATCGCGGGGCTGTTGCCGTAAACGTTGTTGTCGGTGATGTCCCATCTTGGGCAGACGGCAGGGAAACGAAGGAACCCGGATTCTCGCAAAATCTTTCCTTCTTCTGCGCCGGTCTCGATATATACCGACTTGTACGGCATATTTTTCGAGTCTTTGCGGGTCAAATCTCTGTCTCGGCGCGGCTCGATTGCGTGGATGATTTTCACTTTCGCATCGTATTTGCCGTCTTCGTAATTTTTCCGAGTCGCGTCGCTGACGTTCTCAATGCCAAATTCTTCGACCGTTTCTCCGACGGTTTTTTCAAATTCGCGATAAATTGTGTCAATTTCGCCGCGCCAGTTTGTCGCAACCGCATATTCGCCGATTGTCAGCGGGTAGCATCTGATTACATCTTCGTAGTCGGGGAGAATGATGCAGGCAGCCGTACCAAATGCCGCTAACTCCTCATACATCGAATGAAGCGAGCCATAGATATTGCTGCGCTGAAAAACAGACAGCATCATGCTCTCGACTTTTGACAGCCACTCCTTTACTTCATGGTACTGGTTCATTTCATCATTGTGCATGGCTAGCTTGAACCACGGGCGAGAAGGGGAGGTTAGTCCGCCCATCAGACCGGCGGAAAGGATTTTGAGTGCGCGGATCGGAGTATTGTCGTAAATCTTGTTGTGTTTCTTACGCCCGTCATTTGAATCATCAATAAATCGACCATTTCGCGGCAGGATGTTTTCTGAAATTTCCCGCCAATGGCTAATCCATGATGTACGCTCGGTCTTTAAAGATTCCCATCGGCGGTAAATATTTCTGCGTTGGTCTTCCATCTTTAAGCACCCAGCAAAGTTTGCTTACCAAGTTTCAAGCTGTTCGGATCAATGCCGCCCACACCTGTGAGCATGGTTGAGCCTGAACCTGCCGCGTCTTGCTGCTGCTGACTTAAAATAGATTTCGCGTCAGTTTGTTTTTGATTGGCGCGGTTGGTGTCAATATCAGCCTGCGCTTGAGCTTTTTTGGCATTTTCTTTTGCTTGATTTGCCGAATTGCGATTTGCCGCATCTTGTTTGTTGCCTTGATAAATCGAGGCGCCAACGCCTGCTGCGCTGACAATGAGTGTGGCGATTGGTATAGCTGCTGGCATATTACAAACCTTTCTGAAATATGATTTCTTCTTGCTGGAACTGAAGCCGCTCCAATAACTTGGCAAAATTACTGCCAGGCTTCGCGTGGTATAGGACTTTTTTTGCGCCCGCTTCTTTTGCTGCCAACTCAAATTCACGCATAAGTTTTAATCCTGCTCGCCCTGTTCGGTGTGATGGATGTATGAACAACAAGTCATGTTGCGCGATTAATTGGTCGTAATGCGGATGGCGAGATAGGAAGCCTGAAACATATCCGACAATCTCGCCGTCTGATACGGCGGCAAAAGCTATAATTAGGTTTTGCGCCTCCAGTGTTTGATAGGTTTGGATATCCAGTTCAGGCGGGCTGTCGGAAAATTCCGATTCCGTTTCGCGCCAATGCAACGCCGACAGCTTGCGCGTTTCGTTAAAATGTTCGGATATTTTCACCGGCACGATTTCAATCATAAAAAATCCCATTAATGAATAATGGGATTGTATTTCTTGGGGTGGTAATTATATGCAGACTTAGTGTATTTGATTGGTTATTAAAATAGCAGAAAGCCGCCTAATGGTTAGGCGGCTTGCGTTGATGGAAATAACTTGTATGGGGAGATTGTTGTTAGGGTAGGTTTTAGCAGATTGTCCCGTCACTGTCCCTGTATGTGATAACTATATGATTTATCTAATAATAATGGTGCGGACGGAG